TATTATGCAAAAGATGCTGATGGTGATGAAATGTCTAAATCTACTAAAAAAAAACGTGCGGCACACTTTGCAAAGAAAAAAGATGGCCCTGCTCCAGGCGATGCAAGAGCAGATACTAAACCATCAAAATATACAAACAAATTTAAGAAGATGTACGGAGAGAAGTTGGGTAAGAACTCTGATATGGGTGATTACATTGATGACTTCAAAGATTCTGATGCACCACAATTTAAGGGTAAGTCTCAAGAGAAACGCAAGAAGATGGCAATCGCTGCATTCTTGAGTAAGAATGAGGACGGCCCATGTTGGGATACACATAAACAAGTTGGTACAAAAACAAAGAACGGTAAGACTGTTCCCAACTGTGTTCCTAAAGAAGAATTTCAATTAGATGAAAAGATTGACGGACTTGTTACCAAAGCAGAAAAGTCTGGTATTCCTTACGGCATTCTAAAAAAGGTTTACGACAGAGGAATGGCTGCATGGAAAACAGGACATCGCCCAGGCACTACGCCACAACAATGGGCATTCGCAAGAGTTAATTCGTTTCTTACAGGTGGTAAGACACGAACAACTGCTGACGCAGATTTATGGAAACAGGCAAAAGGTAAGAAGGAAGAGAGTGAAGATTCTCGTGAAATTGGAACTGATGCCTCTAGAGAAGAAAGGCAGAAAATGACTCCAGGCCAAGGAATCGTATCGTTTAAGGAACACACCGAATGCGGTACACCAGATTGCTGTAACGAATGTGCAGAATCTAGTCTAATAGAATCTAACCAATATCGTGTTGGTTCAGAAAATTACTACGAATTTTTTAATGAAAAAAGACGCCTTTATGAAAGTGGTGAGTTAAAACCAAATGCATTTGATAAAGAACTACTAGAAGGTGACATTGGTAAATATGCAATGTATGAAGGTGAACACGTTCCTTTGGACTGTCCTATGATGGAATCTGAGTATCAAGGGAAAGACGTTGAACTAAATAAACCAAAGGTCGGTGGTTCTAAGAAATACTATGTCTACGTTAAAGACGGTGACAAAGTAAAGAAAGTATCATGGGGCGATACAACTGGTTTAAAAGTCAAGTTGGACGATAAGGAAGCAAGAAAATCGTTTGCTGCAAGACATGATTGTGCAAACAAAAAAGATAAAACCACAGCAGGATACTGGGCGTGTAATTTACCACGGTATGCTAAACAACTTGGTTTATCTGGTGGGGGTAACTTCTTTTGGTAAACCCATATAGTGATTTAGGTATGGAGACTAATATCATGTTAAGAGAGTTTAAACATGATGTTGATGAGAGTGAGTTAGTTTGGCATCGTGATAGAAGTGATAGAGAAATCACTGTACTTTCTGGATATAACTGGAAGTTGCAGATGGATAATGAACTGCCTGAGGAACTGAAACATGGTAGAATATATCATATCAATAAGATGGTTTACCATCGTTTAATAAAAGGAAGTGGTAAACTACTACTTAAAATTAGGGAAAAGTAAATGACAAGGTATAGCAAAACAATGATGGAATCCCTTGCAGAAGTGCGTGAAGGATTCTCACCAAAACAAATTAAGATGGCAATCGGTATTGCAAACGACCCACGTTACAAAGGTGGTAACTATAGTGGTGCAGTAAAAACGATTGAGAAAATCAAAAAAGGATTGTCAAATCACAAACAGGTTGCCGCAGTTCTAAAAAGACTGAACACGGATTTTGACCCAGAGATTAAAGGTGATGACGAAGAAATGACTGAAGCATCTGCTCGTAGGGATGCAATGCGTCACGGTGCTGGTGGTAGAAGAGGAATCGACCCTGCTGACAGAGATGACATGAAGGCAACTGATAAAGACCAAGAACTTGCAAAAAAGAATATGGTTATGCAGTTGCGTAGGTCAAAAGACACTAAAGGTAATGTTGATATAGAATTCAAAGATGGAAAGAAACAGAAGGTTGACCCTAAGTTTGTTGATTTGTTGTTAAAAGCACATGACATGATTCAGAAACCTAGAGATAAAGAACAGTTTGTTCAGATGATTTCTAAGTCATATCGTGATATGCTTAAGACTGCTAAGATGGTCTCAAAACAACTTAGAATGGGTGAAGAAATAATTATTGAAGCAAAAGAAGAATACGTTTGTGAAGATTGTGGTTGTGAACAAGGTAATGCAGACCCTAACTGTGATTGCCCGAATGACTCCACTGACTTACAAGCATCTTATTGGATGAAGAAAGAAGAATTTGAAATTGATGAGATGAAGATGGATGACCCTAAGTTGAATAAGATATTCGACAAACTAAAGAAGGGACAAACCATTAAACTCAAGACTAGTTCTACAATCAGTAAAGGTAAAGACTTTGTTGATTATATTGTTAAGTCAAAGAATACAGTAAACAAGGGTAGAGTAGAAAAAGTCACACTTGTTACTAAAGGTAATGAAAAGTCAGTCAAGAAGTTCCTATACAAGAGAGATGGTAAAGTAACATTTGCTATCGGTGATATGGGTGCATCTATTGATGACATCAAAGAAGAACTTGATGAAGGACGTATGAAGGATTTGCATGGTTACATTGCAAAAGGAATGTCTGCAAAAGAGATTGCTAAGAAGATGAAACTTGATGTTAAAACAATCCAAGCATTGATGGATGAGACTGACTTAGATGAAGCAAAATCATCTACAGGTTACGAACTATATCACAAAGACTTTTCATCTGCAATGAAGCATGCATATGATTTTGCAAAAAAGAAATTTGGTATCGAAGTTGACCCTAAAGAGATTGATGATAAAGTTGCGACAGGGCCAAAGAAACCATCAAACGGAAAAACTAATTCTTACAGTCTAAAAGCAAAAGGTGGTAAGAAGGGTATTCAAGTACAGGTTTACAACACTGGTAAAAACTATGAGTTAAACATGTATAAAGAAGAGGTTATTTCTGAAGAGGAAGAACCACAGAAGTCTGATGGCGCTAAAGCTGTCGACCAAGGTCGAGAAGATAAGAAGAAAACTCGTATCGCACAATTGCAATTGCAAATCGCAAAAGCACAAGAAACTATAAACCAACTAAACGCACAGGAGAAGTAAATGTCCAAGTATCTTGAAACTAAAAAAGGTAGTATTGAGAGTGCTGTGCTTGAGGCAATGTCTCCAGCACAACAAGCTGCTATCGCAATATCTAAAAAAGAAAAAGGTGAGAAACCAAAAGAAGAAGGTAATGCTTTTGGAGCAGCACTGAACGCCGCAAAGGAAAAGGGTGATAAAACCTTTACTGTCGGTGGTAAAGAATATGATGTAGAAACAGAAGAAGCAAAAATTAAAGAAACCAACAAGAACGATAAGTCTGACGATGGTGAAGGTTTGGACGCAGTTCAACCTAAAGCAGTCAAGAAGAAATTCGATGATAGAAAAGACAAAGATATCGACAATGATGGTGACGTTGATTCTTCAGATAAGTTTCTACATAAGAAACGTAAAGCAATTTCCAAATCAATGGATAAAGAAAAGAAAGAAGTCAAAGAAGAAACACTTGCAATGAAAGCTGCAAAGCACATTGCATCCATGTGGGAAGATTCTGCAAAAGCCAAAGAAGCAAAAGTCAAAGAAGAAGAGGAAGAGCCTAAAAAGAAGGAATCCAAAACTGCAATGACAGGTAAACCAATGGCAGGGGTTGAAGTTAACCCGAAGGAATCTAAGGACAAGTAACATGAAAAGTATCGTGGAAGTCACGAAGATTAATGAAGAAGAACTTCCACAGATTTACTGTGACATGGATATGGTTCTTTGCGATTTCATTGGTGGGTATGAACAACTCACTGGTAAACAATTTGAGAAAACACCCAAAGACGAGCGATGGGAAGCAATCACAGGTAAGAAAGACTTCTGGCACACCTTACCTTGGATGCCTGGCGCTCAAAGGATGTGGAAATTGATAAACAAATATAATGCGAATATTTTATCTGCATACTCAAATAGAGATGGAAATAGTCGGAAGGGAAAGAAGTCTTGGTTATCCAAGAATGCAAAACCTACTGGTAAAATCCATCTTGTACAACGTGCAGATAAACAGAAGTATGCCACTATAGACGGTAAACCTAATATCTTGATTGATGATTATCTCAAAAATATCAAGGAATGGGAGTCTGCTGGGGGCATTGGGATACATCATACATCCCCAACAAACACTATTTCTCAGCTTAAGAGAAATGGATTTAGATAAATAGATAAGTAAACTTTAAACTAGGAGAACTATCATGGCCCTATGGGGAAATACAGATGCAGATGAAGCCAAACCAAAGTGGATGACATCAGCAGAAAAAGCAGACGTTTTCGCAACCGATAGAGGTTGGGTAAAACTTAACGGCAAAGGACTTGAAGAAGTTATTTGTTCAATCGGTGGATTGTCAACAGCAGTTGGCGGTGCAGATATTAACACAGCAGCATTCGTTTCAACAGCGTTTGACGTAAGTGCTGGTGGTAATGTTGATGTAAGACTTACTTTCAATGAGAAGGTAACTGTTACAGGTTCACCAACAATTACTATTACTAACTCACAAGCAGGTGGTGGTTCAGCTGCAACTAAGACTGCAACATATCAGTCTGGTTCTGGAACTAACAAACTTGTGTTTAGATGTACAATCGGTGCAGGCGGTTCAACTGTTTCAGCAGATGACGTATTGTCAGTTGCTTCACAAAACATTGCACTTGCTGGTGGAACAATCAAAGATACTGGTACAACAGTTAACTCTGGTGTTGCAGTTCCTGCTGGTACAGCCACACTTACAGCGGTTGCATAAGTAGTATAAACAACGGAGTATATAATGTCAAAGAATGAAAAGACACTTAGTGTCACTGAAATTGAACAGAAAAAAATAGATTTGCAATCTGACTTGGACAAAGTGACAAGTCAATTGCAAAATATGGATAAGATGAAGGTGCAGTTACAAGCACAGGGGAATGCACTATCTGGTGCGATTCAACAGTGTGATGTGTTTCTAAACCTATTAGGTGAGTCGAGTCCCGACAAAACAGTACCCTCGCAAGACGATAGTGCGGCAGTAAATACTGCACTGAGTTGAGGGATTAAATTAACTAAGGAGAAAGAAAATGGCAGATAAAAAAATTACTGCACTTACGGACTTAGGTTCTGGTATCGCATCTGAAGATTTACTTCATGTGATTGATGACCCAAGTGGCAACCCTGTAAACAAAAAAATTAGTGTTGCAAACTTTTTTAACAACGTACCTACTTTCATCGCATTAGATGATACAGTACAAGTTGTTGATACAACTACAGAAGCGGTTAACGTAACTTCTTCTATTTCGCATATTGATACTGCAACTGCTGGAGCAGCACATGCAGGCGCACTTGCGAATGGAACTAACGGACAAATTAAAATCCTCACAATGATTGCTGATGGTGGTAATTCTGTTGTAACCCCAGCAAATGCAAATGGTTTTTCAACTATTACATTCGCTGATGTAGGTGACACCGCAACTCTAATCTTTACTGGTAACAAATGGAACATTGTTAGTTCTCATTCTGTTACAATAGCATAAGGAGATTACTATGAGTGAGCGACTAGGTGCAAATGGAATGCCAATGAAAAAGAAGGATGAATCATCTGAGATGATTTCTGAAATTCTTGAGGTAAATCCTAATAAAAAATCTAAAAAGGCAAAAAAGGTAGAAGAGAATTTGATTTCTTCTGAATGGATTGCTGATGAGGACGTAAAAGATGAAGAACTTTAAAAATCATATTGCTGAGGAAGTCTCGGCAGATGGACACGATTTTCACAATGACGTTGCTAATCCAAAAACCATTGAACGTATCAATGCGTTCTTGGGTGCAATGGGACAAATCGAACATCTAGTACCAGAACATGCATTGGGCAAACTAAGAGAAAGACTAGGTAGACTAGGACTTTCTTTTGGTGAAGTTGCAATGACTGAAGATGGTGGTAAAATGTCTATGCCTCTTACACAATTTGGTGGAAGAAAAGGTAAAGACGAAAATGGTGATGACATTGATGACGATGGTATCTCTCACAAAGTTGAGGGTGGATTGGCATTAGAAATCACTCACGAGACTACAGGTAACGGAACACATTTTATCAAGACTAAAATCGTTTAGTAGCGGTTTATATTATGTTTGAGAAGATAACTAATGATAATGTCATTATGTTTGCTATAAAACACTATGACAATCCACAATGCGAAGGTGAATCAGAGTTCCACGATGACATGAAACGCTTTAAATATATTAAGCGTCTATTGAGAAAATATCGGGAACATGGTGAACTGAAGGAACGACTTATACTAAACCATATGATTGTAGTCAATAATGTGTTTGGTGCTGAGGCAGGTTCTACTTTGTTAATTTTTAAGATTGAACCAGAGTTTTGGTCTGTTCTTAAAGCATTTATGAACTTTTTGGGAATGCTCCCAGAGGGTGAACTAGAACAAGTAGAAGAAGATGAAACCGTTAAGGAAGTACTAGAGAGAATATAAATGGGCAGAGCGATTGATTTATTTGTTACATACCGTTTCGTTAAATTGTTAACGACACCGTTTGAAAAGACTGATGCATTCAAAATGGGCATCATCGACAAAGACGGTTTTCGTACAAAGAAGGTATTGTACAAACAAACAGAACAAAGTGCATACACAGTTTTACATAAACTTGTATTCAATATTAAACGTATATTTGCAAAGGTGCCTGGACTTAGAACAAGACTAGGAACATATGCTGCAGCCCTATTTCTTTTAAAAGATACTTTCAAAGAACATGTTGAAGACCCAGACATGTTTGAAAAAGGATTAATGGAATATCTTAAACAACAAGGCGTTGAATTCGATAATAGTATTGTTGAAGAGGTTACTCTCGACAACGGTAAACTGAGTAAAGGTATTTACGTTCTAACCCAAGATGTTGTAACAACAGAAGCAGAAAATGAGATTGATGCTTTAGAGGGTGATGAAGTAGAAGTATTTGAGGACAGTCCCCCAGAAGATACCATTCTAGGTGTTGATGTGTTTGGTGTTGTCCACAAAAAAACAAAACAGAAGATATATGTATCTTCTGAAGATATAAAAGAACTAGACATAGGAGACCTATTATGAGTCTAAAATTTGACAACATAATGAAGAAGTTCTATGACGACCCTAAATTGGGCATCAAGACTGAAGATGCGCCTGCGAACGCTTCTGGTAGTGCAGTCGCTGGAACTGGTGATGATAGCTCTACTGTGGTAGTCAAGAAAAAGAAAAATCCATACGATGGTAGAACTAAAGAAGCAAGAAGTTTCTTTAAACGTATGGCAGAACGCAGAGCAAAGCGTGAAGCGAAATCAAAACTCGCTCAGAAGGTACAAGAAAATACACTCAATCGTGAACACGAGTATCTACTTGCAGAAGATAATGTTGATATTCTAAAGAACATTGTCAAAAACAAACAAAACAAAAATATCAAGTTCAAAGATGGTTCTATGAAAGTT